CTTGAGGTATGCCACCTAAACGGAACACCCCTTGAAAAACTTCTATGGTGTCTTTTTTTAGTTTACCCTCGTCAATTAAATCCCGCAAACAACATAAAAGAAACCCACTGTCAGACCCACCACTGTATGCAAGAGATACTTTTTTATAAGTTTCTGCAACCTCAAGCAAACCACGTTTACATTCTCTCTTTAGAGTTAGGGGGTCTTCCGTAATCCACAGAGGATAGTTTAGTGTCACTTCAAAATTATCTTCAAATTTTGGGGTTAGTAAGTTATTAAATGTAGTCTTCATAACTTTTTGCATTTTCGCTTTCATACCAATATTCATTATCTATTGTCATATTCACTTTTCTTTCAACATCTTCTGCAATTCAGCAGTACTCCCCACAAACAATGCATTTGTCACATTCTTTGGTGCGTTGTTAGGAACCTCTTTAAGTTTTCTCATCTTCTCTTGAAGGTCACCAAGTTTTTCAGTGACTTCAGCAACCTGTTTGATAAGGTTTCCGGCAACTTCGTATGCTCGTGGATGGTCCGATTCTTTGGCGAGTTCCAGTATTCCTTCCACTGCATCCGTTCCTCTTTCGACCAAATTGTAAAAGTTTTGTCGTTGGTATTCATAATCTCTCTCCACATGTTCATTCGCATCACCCCAATCTTCTTGAGGTAATGGCATCAATTTGTTTTCTTGTGTTTGAGTCTTAAATGGTAAATCTTTAACTATTCCAAGTGCTTTATCTATATCATCATTTTTCATGTTAAACTCTAATCTGTGGCATTATCCTTAGTTAAAGGAATATCCTTTCCAGTTTCTGGATCAAATACTTTGGAGTCTGTAAAGAAAGAAGTTTCTTCATTGAATCCAAAATCATCATCAGCAGATGCGCTCTCTGGTTTTGGTGTAACTGTATATCTTTGTTCTCTAGGCGGCGTTTGTTCTGGCATTTGTGAGTATTGGTCAACTTGAACTTTCTTGATAACACTCTGTGCTGTAACAGGTCCATATAGGTAAAATTTAGCAGTAAATGTCAAAGTATAAATTATTGCTCTTCTTGTCTCAAAATCACCAATATAATCATCTTCATAAGTAATACCATTTAGGACTACAGGAATATCTCTTTTTATTCCCATTTCTTCCATATCATTAATAGTAATTGTATAATCTGGTTGAAAAAATGGTAATATTTGTTCAATGATCTGCAAAGCATCGTCTGATTGTTTTGCCAAAATATACAACTGAACATCTAAATTATATGGAACGGGCATATATTGGGATTCAAGTGTTTTGCTTCTGCCTGATTTTACTTTTTTAAATTTTTGAACTCTATTAAGTTTTCTAGAAGCGTCATAAGATAAATTTTGAATTTCAAATCCAATGCGAGGAAGAGTAATTGCTACTTGTTTTGCTAGGTCTGCATCATCTCTCAATCTAACCAAAAATTTCTCTCTTGGTCCATAGGCAAGAGGAACTTTCATAGTCTGTGAAATATTTCCAGAACCATCTTTACGAACAAGCTGTATATCATTAAACATTGTTCCAAATCCAACAATGACTTTTCTTATTGTTTCATGATAAAATGATTGACCTAGCATAATTAACTACTCCTACCAACATCTCCAAACGGATTTGTTTCACTAAAATCTAGAACATTATTGTCTGCAACTTCAAACAACTCATTTTGAGCAGATGGGTCTAGATTAGTTGTGCTTGAAGCTCCGTCACCTACTATGTAGGTTTCTTGTATGAGGTAATCTCCATCTTCTCCCAAAATACTACCAGCAGAGGTTGTCATGTCACTATCTTCTAGAGCAACAAGCTCATCTGTTGAATTTTCATATGTCATTCTACCATCGGCTTCTGTTAGCAATGCACTAATAGTAGCAGTCTCTTGTTCTAAAGTAAATTGATGCACTGCAGAGTCAATACTTAAAGCGTCTTCAATAGCATCTACTTCAGCAATACCTGTGTCTAAAGCCTCTTGCGAATAATCAAACAGTCTGCATTTTAATTTATATACAGGATTATTATCCAATTGAAAATAAGGCTCATCATGGTCTACAAAATTTATTTGAAATAATTTTTTAAGAATAGGATGATATATTAAATCCCCCTCTATTGGTCTATCAGAATCCGTTGCATCCGTTTCACTCAATACAAAATAGTCAGACCCTTCAAATGTGATAGCATCCCCTGATGTATCAACAGATGCACTTTCTAAAAGAATTGAACCGCCTGTTGTGTCTGTGCTATCTTCGATTTGAATTTGTTTTGTGTATTCTTGAAATCTAGTCTTTGCAACTACAAATGTAGCTTCACTTAAATTTTGCAAACCAAATTGATTCATCAATTCTTTTTCCCCAGCAAAACCACCCTCTGAATTTTCCATATACATTTCTATTTTTGCTTGGGTGTTAAACTTAGCTAAACTGTCTGTTCCAAGGATTGAATCTTCATTAACCAATGTACGGTCAAGATAATGAACATCGTGACCGTAAGTCTGAATTGCTTCGATTACTAAATCTCTATATAAATTTTGCTCTGTTGCTAGGGCAGCTACATTGCTCGTATGAAATATTGAATTGACTGCCATAAATTATCCCACCATATAATCAAGTGGTAATTCGTAAGCCATTTGAATTTGTTCTTCTAACCTAACAATTTCCTCTTGTGCTTGTTGAAATATTGTTTCTCCATTCATACTCACACCACCAAGCATCGTCACCCCTTGGAACTTACTAAGGTTAGCTCCCCACTGTCTCTTGATAAGGGCAGTGGAATATCTCTTTAAGTAGATATCATCAAAGACATCTGTATACGATGTTGGGTCTATTTTTCGATAGCATTCTATAATTAAATAATCAACATCTGGAGTAACATCATGCTGCCAATCCATATCAATATATAAACGATTCTGGTGTTGATTAAATCGTAGAGGTGTTTCTCCTACCAAGATATGCTCCAAATAATCTAAATGGCGCATTGTCATTTCGTAGTGTATAATTGAAGTTGATGAGAAATCATACAAATCATTCAATCGTAGTTGATAACGAATATCAAACATATTTGAAGTAGAGCCTTCATTGAATGGGAAAATTTTAACAACAGACATAACACTGTCTGGCACGGGAATCCAGTTATTACCTTCTTTCCATGTAGCAGTAACACCGCTATCCAATTTATCAGTAGCAACCGCTGAAGTATCAGACCTTGCTCTTGTTACATCAGCACTAGTAATAAGATGTTTCAGATACATGCGCTCGACGCCATCATAGTGATATTGAGCAAAGTATTGTAAAGCTTCATCAAGTCTGTCATCTATTTGATCATCAGATACATTTATGTCAATAACACCAAAACCTAGATTTCTTAAACAATAAGATTTTAGTGTTGCTTTTGTATTTGGTACAGCCATTATAGAAACTCCATTTATATTATTTATAAATAAACTGCTGCTATGCAATTAGGTCCATATTGTCCATCATCAAACCAACTAGAATATTTTACGAATCCTACGCTTTTATATGCAGGAAAAGCACTTTTACGAGGAACAGTCCACATATATGTTCCCCCTTGTTTTTTTGCGTATTCTAAACACCAAATCAGTAACACACTAGAATATTTATGTCCTCTAAAATCTGGGTGTACCCACAAACCTCTTGATCTCCAATAGTTAAACAAACCCTCTTTACCACTTAAATAACAACTATTAACTGCTACTATTTCTAATCCAGATTTAATACAAACAAATATAGGCTCAACTTCTTTAGCCATTTGTTTGTCCTTTTCAAGTTCTGGTTTATGCCATTTCCAAGTCCATTCATTTGCTTTTGCCACACCATTTTTTTTATCTGGCCACAGATGTTTCTCCCAAATAATTCGTATTTCATCGAATGATATTTGTTCTACGAAATCAAGCATAATGATTATAATCTTCCCATAAATGTGGTTTATTAAGAGCGTGACTAAAATGTACAAATTTTATGTCATCGTGAAATTCTCCACCAAGATAAATATAATCGTTGCCGGTTATACTTCTATATTTATTAGTTAATCCAATTTGCCATTCAGTCATATTCTTGCCATAATTAATGCTTTCATCAATAACCCAACGAGTAAACCAAGCATCTGGTAATGTTATTAATTCTAACTGTTCTTTCACAGAATCCTCTACAAAGTATTGTTCTCCATTCACTGGTCCTTTCGTTGTTTCATTCTTAATATAATAATGTTGCCAGTGATGAATGTCACTCATAAATTTATCAAAAATATATCTACAGTCTTTTGGGTGGTATTTAAAAAATCCCCCATTTATATTATATCCATTCTTTTTAGTATCTCTCCACCACCCCGGCATTGCAACGAACTGGCCCTTCTTCACTGGATATTCAAAGATTTTTTCATAATCATTAATAAGCAAAATATCTATGTCTATGACGCAAACAGGTTCATCAATGCCTGTGTTCATTGCATACATCTTGTTCCATTGTAATTGAACGTCTGAATGGTAAGGTTCTCGTATCCAGACCATCTCGTAGTCTGAAAGTTTTTTCTCTAAGTATGTCTCGTATTCCGGCCCATACTTGTCGCCTATTCTAACTGCAAATATTTTCATTATATACATCCCACTATGTGTATTCTATCTTCCCATGATCCATTTAATGCCGTATGTTTTTGTGTAGTATCAATTTCGTAGTGTCTACCATCAGCAGGAAGATGTATAATTTCTTTGTTGACAATCAACCAGCAATTTTCATTTGTAATCACTGGTATGTGAATTCTTTTTGTTGGATCACTATGTATTGAATAACACACTTTTGGTTTTAAAACCAGCACTCTAGTTCTATACATATCTAATTCTTCTATTATAGAATTTATATAAGGCAAATTAAAATTTGGTTCAGTAAAATCTGTTTCTTTGTAGGGTTTTATATTGCTAATTGTATCACAACCAAAAAAAGGGTCAGGGTTATCATCTACACCCTGTAAACAAATCTGATCAAAAAACGGAGGTTTAAACTCTGGTAATAATTTTAACTCATCTTTGATTTTGTCTAAGTCTATGGGCATATTGTAATCTCTTTTACTCTATGAGGCTGTTCTAAAATCCAAAAGATAACATTACACGCATAATCAACAG